AAAAAAAAGCACGTTTTTTAACGTGCTTTTAATGTTTTGGGATTGCTGCTACCCAAAACGGGTATTTCTTTTTTATGCACTACAAAGATACAACAAAATATGACAATTCCAAAAAAACAGGGGAAATTTTACAAAATCAGATGCAACCGCTCGTTCGCACGTCTCGCTTCGCTCACGCGCGCCCGTAGGGTTTCCTCCCCACCCTCCATCCCTTTGCTTTCAATTTTCCTTACGCATGTACATGTGCGCGTTTTTATTTCCTTTCTTTTCTTAGTAGGAGGATCGTTTATCATGTTCCTTTCATTCTTTCTCTATATTCTCTTTTCTTAATAGAGATTTCTTCCTACTAATGGGAATGGTGCTGGACTTTCCACCAAAGGAAACCAATGGGAGGCAATTCCTATTGCCAGAGTTGGTTTCCGGGTGTAAATTATTTGAAAACTTTATGTTTTCTATATAATATATGCAATTACTACAGAATGTTGGGAAAAATGGAAAATGTAAATTTTTCATTGACCAAATGATGTTTTTGAGAACGAAGTTTACGAGTTTTGAAAAACAGAATGCAGTGTCCTTGTTCCCCAACATAGCCCCCTTTGGGAGGTCGAAAGGGGGTTGGGGGGATTGGGTGGGGAAACATGAACAAGTATTGTTCATTTATACATGTATAACGATTATATAAGAGTTTATCTAATCCACTATAAAAGAAATTGAGGTCATAAACATATATTGTCAGCGGTAAAGAAAATGGGTAGCAAATCAAATGACCGCTACCCACCCATCGAATAGTAAAGAATAAATTTGAAAAACTGTTGAGGCTTTGGTGAAGATTATGATTTAACACACTATGTCAGTTTTTGAAAATCGAATAGGAAGACGTTTCTCAACGGTTCCTATTCTTTGTGATGATTAGAACTTACATATACAAATAGTACCATGACCGAAATCTTAATCTTTCACTTCGTTTTCCACTCTTTCTTGCAAAGGTAGTAAAGATTCTACAAAAGATTCATCGAATTTTACGATTCCTTTTTCTTTTTGTTTTTCTATATATTGTATTTTTTCTTCATCTGTTACTTCCACAAGACCGGGAAAAGGATTTTGATCCCTGCCATATTCTCTTCTCATTCGTCTGGCAGCTCTCCAATTAGGATCACGTAGAATACCATCACCTATTCTTAATAGGAATCTCTTTCCTGGAGCAAATCCTACCATCAATAAATCTTCATTTGATCTGTTCTGATCTTTTGGGACAACTTCTACATTCATATCTTGCAGGAAGAAGTTCGACAAGAACGCTTTCATCACATCTCCATCCCATTCGTAATATAAGTACAAAAGCCTTCTTCTTTTGCTTATAAAGTATTTTATTTTCCTTTCCATATCCCTATTTCTTTTTCTGTTTGTTCATGTCGTAATAGTTGATAAAGATAATGTCAAATCCAATTGCTCCGTTTTGTTTCATTTCAATTGAACTGAATCCACCGTCCCAAATAAGGGCAATAAGTTTGTAATCTGGCTTATCTACAACCTCGGATATCCCTTCTTTCTTTAACCTTTTCTTTTCTTTCAGATAATCCAGAATCCCATCTATAAAGGTTTTTGTATCTTCCATATCATAAATATCGAACTTTGCTTCGAGACTTGTATAAGGAACTATCCCTGATTTTTCATCAAAAACCTCGTTTACACTTAATTTATAACCTGTATTGAGGCTATATTTTATAGCTTTTCCTCCAGTCTCTATAGCAACCCTTTCGCTGTAGGCTTCTTTTGGAATGAGTTTATCAGCTTCTTCAACCAAAAAATCTTTAGAAGAAGCATCCAATATTTTAAATTGAATATCCATAATTTGATAGATGTTCAATTTTTTGGAGGTTTCTTGCTCTTTGGTAATTTCTGATTCTTTAGAGGCTTCCTGCTTGCATCCACACATCGAAATAAGTGTAAATAATACACTGATAAAAATTACTCTTTTCATGTTATTTGTTGTTTTTAAGAATTTCACGTTTGATGTTATTATTTGTATCCTTTGCCAAAGGAACCGCTATCAGGATTGAGAAAATCCAAAATCCGGTAAACCAAAGTAGGTGTTCAACACAGTTCACCAAATCGACCTTAAATAAGGTCACTACAGCGCCTAAAATGTTGTACAGGGTACAAATGGTCAGGATGGATGCGATAATAGGTTTACCAGTATAATAAAGCCCAAATCCACCCCACATACAGGTCATAATAAAAGCCCTGAATGGCTTTTTCTTCCTTGTTTCGTAAAGCAACTCTTGCCTCTCCGTCATTTTCGTTTCCATACTCCTATTAGTTTTTGATTGTGTAATTGATTATCGTGTTTTCTTCTGTGCAAGATTGTGTCCAGAGTGAAGGGATGGTTTCATCTTCCACCATCATTAAATCTGCTCCAAATTCTCTATTATCATCAAAGAAGTATCCTTCTTGGTTATAACTAAAATCAATGTAATCGATATTATATGAAAATACTCTCGCTAAAATAGGATAAACACTATTCGGGTTTTCAAAAGAAATGATTTCTACTCTCCTACCATCTCTTGTGCAGACGGGTTTGCCTGCTTTTGCTTCTTCTAAATTGAAAGGTTTCATGATTTGTTATTTTTGTTGTTGTTATTTGATTATGCTGCAAAAGTAATATCATTTTTGTACAAAATGCAGTTATAGTAGTTAATTTAATTTAAAATGTAACATTTTAGTGTTACACTCTCGTTAATGGAAATAAAAACTCCCGCACCTCAATGAAGAAGAGCGGGAGAAAAGTACGAAAGAATTAACTGTTTAAGCAAGTGATTGGACTAACTTCAAGTAACACGACAAAGTTAGAAATTTAACGGGTGATTCCAACGAATTTTCGTCAAATTCATAATCATTCAACCATTTTTCTAACGCTTCTATGTCAATATATTGCCATTTTTCCTGTTTTAGACATTCTGCAAGTGCCGGGAAAGTGTATTCTTTATCCTCATTGAACTTTTTGCATACTCTTTTAAGGTAATTTTTTCTGCTGGCATACCAAACATCACCCGCAGAAGACATGCAATAATAGGAATTGTCTTTTCTTTTTACTCCAAATCGTGTTGTAATAGGATAATACACCCTATCAGCAAGGAAAATGAAAGGAATATACCAAACACTATACAAAAAGGTTGCAAATCTGTTCAATTTTGCTTCTGGAACAAATTTTTTGAGGGTTTTTCTGAATCCATAAGCAAAATACCAGTTGTTCGCACCTCTTTTTACCTTTACAGTGTATTTTAAATGATCGTTCCTATCCTTTACTCTATCCCAGGGTTTCAATTTTTCTGTGTTCATGGACGGAAGATAAGTCCAAAAATGCTTCAATGCACTGAAATAGGGATTGTAAATGGTGTGTCCATGATCGGAAACATAAGAAAGGATGTCATGCAGTATTTCTTTTGCCAAATTTCCTATTTCTTGTCCTCTGAAAACGTCTATCAAAAGAGAAAGAGAGGGTAACAAGTTCCAAATTTGATCTTGCGATACAAAAGGAGAAAAGCAGGGGTCTTCGTTTTCAAGTTCGATCCCATTGGAATAACCACTTTCTACTTTTATAGCATCAAAAAGACCACAGGAAGCGGATGAAATATCGTCTCGAAGGAAAAACCCTTTTTCGTGTACAAAATACACTTTTGGATTTTTTGATCTTTCGTCTTCATAGGCACTTACCGACAGTCTTTGAATGGATTTCAGGCACCAAAGTATTTTGTCGTTACATGATTTATCTCCTAACAACGATTCTATCAAAAGGTAGTGAAGATATTCGGCCATGTTGATAGTTCCGTCATACCAATATAGAGATTTCTTACCCAGTCTTGCGCTTTTTGTCACTTTACTGGCAGGAATATTCGTTCCTCTGCAAGTAGTTTCTTCTGTAGCGACAATAAAGTCTTTGAAGAAGATGTCTTTTAGCTTTGAGTATTTTTCTTCGATTGTCATAAGCATATATATTAATGTATAAAAATGGCGCGGAAGTACCCGACCACCGCGCCCAAAACCTAAAAATATGAAAAATAAAAGGAGTTGTGTTGCTATATTATAATGTTTTCTTTTTAGTGAATAGTCCAAATAGCCATTCAATAAGCCCAGTGTCCCAAAATCCGTTACTGGCTAATCCGGCTCCAAATCCCCATAATAATGCTTGCCACCATTCTAATCCCTCAAACATACCTAAATGGAATCCCCAAGCAAACATACCAAGTCCGATACCAATTACCCAAGAAATGATCCGTTGAACCCATTCCGAAGGTTCCACTTTGAATAGTTTCTTGATAAACTCCGTTACGACTGCTGTAACACCTACTACGCCGGCGAATGTTGCAAAGTTCGCTGCATAATCAACTGTTTCTTCTGGCAATTCTCCTTGTGCAAAAATGCAAGTGATACAGGAGAACAAAAATGCTAACGTTAATAAAATCTTGTTCATGATGTAATATATTTTGAGTTATATAACTGCGTCAAAGATAAAAGAAAAGGAGCACTTTCACAAGCACCCCTTTCGATCACTCTGTTTTTCGCAATGAGAATAATAAATGTATAATCAATTGTCAATTCATTTCCCTTCACACCCCAACTTTTGCCCGGTAAGCCTGACGAAGATTTTCTACTACGATTTCCAAAGCATTTACGTTCATGCTTTCGATAATCCTTACTCCCGGCACAACCGTTCTCCAAATAGCATTTCCGTTATCATCAATAGTTTGTTCTATTGTTGCGTTCGGATAAATCTTTTGCAGTTTTGCTTTAGCTGCTTCTAGTCTTTCTTGATAAGTCGCCATACCTATATTCTTTTTTTGCTTTCAAAAGTAAGTTCTCTCCTATTCAAAAGCAAATACTTTAACAAATGTTAATAATGTTGTAACATTATACTGTTACATGTTATCTTTGTGCCGGTATGAGAAAAGACAGGAAAGCGGAAAGCAGATTGATTAAGTCGGTAATGGTGTATCTTACAATAGATAGTTTGGCAAAGATATGTACCCTCGACAATGAGATGATCATTGTTCCTATCGCAGTTATTCTTGTTGGTGTTATTTTGACACTAAAAATTTTTGACTGAATTTCGACAAAATGTAACATTTTATTTTGTCATGTAACATTAAAGTGTTACATTTGCGGCAGAATAAAGAAAATGGATTAAAAATTTAATGCAGAAAAATGGATTAAAAATTAAAGAGATCATGCAAGAAAAAGGTATTTCCGTAACCCAGATGTCAGAAAAATTGGGAGTAACAAGACAATCTCTCTATAGATGTCTAAACGGAAACCCTACCATGAATCGGTTAAAGGAAATAGCAAATATTCTTGATGTATCTCCAAAAGACTTGTTCAAAGATGAAAATAATTAATTTATTTATAGTAACAAACAAAAGAAAAACAAAAGGTATGGAAACGAAA